CGCGACGTCCTTGTTAACGTTTGAGATGCTGATCCAGATAGTAGTCAAACGCGTGAGTCAAGAATCCCTCGCGGGAAAGGGAGTGTTTGCGCGTCACGTAATCGTTGCCTTCACCAGCCTTATCCGCATGTTGCTGGCCCCCGCCATACAGATATCGCAATCCAAACCAATCACCTTCGTTCGCGTGAACAAGAGGGTTCTTCCCACCGTGGAGGATCTTGAAACAGGGATCCTAGCACTCAACGTAAAAAGGGTATTGGATGAGATGGTTGCGGAAGCAACGAGTGAGATAAAGCCAGGTTCTTATGGCACCATCACCCAGGCTCTTCAAATCGGGTGCGCGCGGATAGGAGAGACACTCATAAGAACTGAAGACAAAGGCAGGCGAGCAGGGATCGCGCTCCAAATTGCATCGTGGGCACTCCAAGCCTTAATAAGGCCAGGCTTCCCAGATGAACTACGTTCCGAGAGATCTTTGATGGCGCTTACGTCAAACGCCACCATAATGTTACTCGCCTTTCAAGAACACGAGCTACGTCTGCCGATCCTCCCCTCCACATGGCATGACGCCCTGAACGATCTCCAAATGGCGTTGTCGGTCACACGCTCCATGCGAACGATCACAATGTCTGAATACCAAAGCGCCTATGGTCACTTCCATCTAACAGGTGCGGCGAATAGACTGTTAGCAGTTGTGGCGTACGGGAACCTACCCGGAAGTGGGGCACAAACCGCCAGTTATCCGATCTCCATCGGAGCATCAGAAGGATTGGTGGAGCTCGTCCCAGCCGACATGGCGACGCGTGTGGCTGGAGCTGCGGTCTCAGGGGTGCTGGGCGCAAGTGGAGTGGCCTACGCGCATATGTTGGTACCCTACATACATGCAGTCGTAATGGAGGAGGCGAAAGAAGCACAGGATAAGAGTTTTATCGGTGACACAAGATTCGATCGTATCTTCATGTCGCAAGAAGAACTTGAATTGTACGCGCTATCACTCACCCGCACCGTCATCCCGGTGTTGCATGACAAAAACGTGCAACTCCACTATCTGCTCGATGGTACAATGACTAACGCCCAGTTCGCTACACGCCAAGTGAGTGGACTAGTACGGACTACCGACCCGAGAGAAGTGATTGCCATCGCCACCCCACGGGAGGCCACAGCTTCTCTGACCACGCAAACTGACACCTTGCCAAAAAGTGCCCTGGGTACGGTGCTCTTCAAGGAGCAGATACCCACGGTCAGGAGATTCAAC